GAGTGTTTAATGTATATTTTAGATATTTTACATAAGGGTATATCTTATGAAATAGAGGTGAATATTAAAGGTGAACCAAAAAATAATTCAGATGTTCTTATTAAAAAGTCATTGGAACAATGGAAAACATTTTACAAAGATAATTTTTCTTTTATTATTGAAATGTTTAATGGAATGTTTTATACTAAAATTAATTGTATTCATTGTAATTATAATGATATTATTTTCGAACCATTTAATTGTATAAGTTTAGATATTCCTAATTGTACAAGTACAAGATTATTACATTGTTTAGAATCATACTTTAATTCAAATGAACAAATTAATACATGGAATTGCGACTCTTGTAAAAAAAATGGATGTTCTAAACACAATACTCTTTGGTCCTTGCCAAATTATATTATTATTCATTTAAAAAGATTTACAAATACCGGTCAAAAAATAGAGACTCACGTTGATTTTCCAATTGAAGATTTGGATTTAACACCCTTTGTTTCTACAGATAAAAATGATCCTAATAATTATATATATAGCTGTTATGCAATTAATTATCATAATGGGGACTTGAATGGTGGTCATTATTGGAGTTGTTGTAAAAATTTAAATAATAATTGGTATACATTTAATGATGCAAATGTATCAAAAGTAAATGATTTGAATAGTTTGATGAAAAATGCATACATCATATTTTTTCATAGAAAATTTATAAAAACTCCTATCCAAATTTAAATATTTTATTTATATATTTATATTATATAAATAAATAATTATGGGAGGACAGGTGTCATCAGAACAACAACAGCAACAACCAAAATCAATTTTTGAACAATCAAATACTGAAAAAAAAAAAGGCGAATGGGTAGATACAGATTTTTCAAAAGCAAATAACAAAAGCGAATGGGTAGATACAGATTTTTCAAAAGATGATTCTGTTAAAGCTTTAGATGTGCCAACTGGCTATGATACAGTTTATAAAGAACCAGAAGTAAAAAGTGCTGATAATAATTTAATAATTATTATTCTTGTAATTTTTCTCATTGTTAGTAGTGGAAGTGGGATAGCGTTTATGTTTATGCAAAAAAAATAAAAATAATTTTCTAAAAATAATTTTCTAAAAATAATTTTCTATATCTTTATTATATGGATAATCCAACAAAAAGAATCCTAGTATCTAGAGAAAAAATAATTAGCGTACCTGTTAATCCAGTTAATAATTCTACATCTAAAAAATTAGTTTCACAAAAAACACTTTTTTATATCATCATTTTTATTATAATTACTTTCTTGTTGTTTAAATAATTAAAAAAGATTGTTTTACACTATCATTTACCAATTTATCCAAAGAAAATGGTACTTCTTTAGATGATTCATATATTACCATTTGATCTTTTGTATATCTAAATGAAAAATGTAAAAATGGAATATATAAAATACAAGATTTTCTAAAAAATGTAAAATTATAAAATAAAACATCCTTGTTATTTTCAATATCTATAAAGGTACATGCTTTCCAAAAATTTTTTGTATACATCATGTTTCCTAAATCTGGTTTTTTTACTGTAAATGACATTCCAGTATTTTTTTCATAAATACCCATATCACCTGATACTATCATATCCTTATTCGATATAATATAACATTTCACTAGATTCATAAACGTTTCCGGAAAGTAAATATTTGTATCAAAAAAGTGACAAATTATATCATGTTTAGCATATTTTATACCCATATTTAACTTATTACCCAATGGTATTTCCATATTATCATCTTTATTTTTTTTAGTAAGATTTATAATTTTAATACGTCCATCATCCGGTAAAATCTTTTTAATACGTTTTTCATAATCATTATCATCTATAATTAAAAATTCCAATTTATCTCGTGGATAATCACATTTTAAAAATGTATACAGTGAATGGATAAATAAATCTATATCACTAATAATACACACTAAACTAATACATGGTAACATCATATATTTTTCTTCATATGTAAAATCAATTGTTTTTTCATCATACAATACAACTTTTTTTTCATAATTTACAAAATTTACATTATCATTTATTAATCTATTAGAAATTTTATTGTTATAATTCTTTTTACTAATAATATTATTAAAATCATACTCTTTTTCTCTTCTTGATAAAAATGTTTTAACAATAGTAAACATATCCAAACTATTTAAATTATTTGTAAAATCACTCCATTCTTTACTTTTTTGTAACAACTTTATAACTCTGTCAATTGAATTTATATTAATAATAAAATTTCTTGAATCATTGATACCTTTTATACTTTGCCAATAGATTGTATTATATTTATTATTTGGATTATATGATGTAATATCACATTCCAAAAACAGAATATCCCAAGATTGTGGTTGAGGAGGTAAAATAAAAATGTTATCTATTAAAATATTATCATCTGATAAAAATCCAACACAACTTTTATATTTTTTTATATTCTTTTTAACTCTAATTAAATAATTTAACAAATTTCCTGAAAATTCACTTTCAAAAACCCCTTTATAACCTTGATAAACAAAAAATTGTGATATTTTTTTCTTGGTAATTTTTTTTTTTAATTTTTTAGAATTTGCTGAACCCTCTTTGTATAAAAAAAAATATTCGTCCACTTTTAATACATTTTCCATTTTATTATTACAATATTATATAATAATAAAACAACAATAACGCACAATTAAAGTGTTTTTAATGGATTTGATTCAGGATTAGGAAAAACCGGAGCTTTAGCTCTCAAATCTTCATATCTTAAACAATTATCATTTTCTTTACATGTTTTGTCTGTTTTATATAACCAATCTCTAAACTCGTGTTTTTCATCTGGTAAAGGTCCAGTCCACGGCATTGTGTAAAATTGTCTTTGAGAATTCATTCTACCAAAAACATCGTTTACATCTTTATATAAATTATTATTAAACATCTTTTCTATTTCTTTTTTAACAACTACATTATTCGTATCACAGATTGGTTCCTTGTCCCTTGTCTTTTGTTCATTTTCATCTATATTCATAGCATCTTTTATTGTATAATTCATAAACGGATTATCTAATGTAGGTTGCGTTTTATTCTTACATTCCTTTTGTAAAATAACTTCATCATCAACATTCACATTTTCAATACTTTCGCTTCTACCATTTGAATTATTATTATATACAAAAATTGTTAATAAACAACCTCCAATAAAAAATCCAAAATATTTTGGTTCATTATGATAAAAATATAAAATAACTGATACATAAAATGAAAATCTCACAATTGCATTTAATCTTTCCTCTAATGTTTGATCTTCACTTGGGAAAAATTCATTTAATCTTTGAGATTTCCATAATATATTATAATCATCATACCAAAAAGGATCCGAATTCATTACTTAGTATATATATATATAAAAAAATTATTTAAATTTTCTAATATTTGTAATATCACTATTTTCTAAAATTGTATTTAATACAGGTAATTGTGAAGTTATATTTGAAGTTTTTAATGTATTCATCAAATTACTAGCCTGTTGTTCAAAAACTTCCTTATCCAATTCTCCACTATTTAATTTCCTTTCTAATTTACCTGAAATTTGATTAATCAAATCTGTAATTTTTTTATCTGGCTTACCTGACATTAATGATCCCAACATCGTCATTGGATTTATATTCTGTCTTTGAATATCTGCTGTAAATTCACTTGCAATATTTACTAAATCTTTATTTGCAAATAAACTATTCATTATGTCATCCATCCCCTCTAAATTTGTTAGATTTGTCATATCTGGATTTGCTTTTGGTAGTCTACGAATAGGTTTCTTTTTATTACCGTCACTTCCACCTTGTTCAACAGTATTATTTTGTTGATCAGTATTATTTTGCTGACTGTGTTGTTCCTTGATAATATTAAAATATTTAGACAATTCATTATTTAAAGAATCTAATGATAAATTGTCACTAAAACTAAATTTTAAAATGACACTTGACATATACATATTATAAATATACTTGGAAATAATTTTCTTTGTATTTTTATTTTCCTCTTTAAATAATGATAAATTTAATAAATTTCCAAATACAGTCTTGTCATTTAATATATCAAACTCCTTAGTTTTAATCTTTCCATTTGATAATGACAAGTATGCTAATTTAGATTCACAACTTTTAAATTTTTCTAAAATATCATCTACTAAAGATTTTAATTCTTCATCATCTTCTTTTATTTTTTTTATATATTTTTTAATTTGTAGAATTGTATCCTTTGTAACATAATCAAATGCAATATCCAGTTCATTTACAAATTTATCTAATGTATTTAATAGTTCAGTCTTAATCAAGTTATTTGGCTCTTGAATTTCTTTATGTTCAGAATTGTCATCTACTTGAGTTTGTTCCAATTCGTTTTCAGATAGATTTTTAGTTTCCATTTGTTATTAAAAATCTAAAATAAATAACAAAGATTACCGCATTTTTAAACAATAACCTTTTCTCCCGCTTTAATCAATTTTTGAAAATATAACCAAATATGGGCCTTTTGTTTATCTGTAATATCTGATGATAACCAAATACTACGAATTCTCATACCAAACATAACATCTTCCGATGATAACTCTTTTACATTTTTATCAAAATCTATAAAAAATCCTTCATTACAATCAAAAATTTCTTCACGATAAGGATAAGCATAACTCATAAATTGTTCTACCACCATTCTGGGATTACTTTTTCTAACAAATTCAACAGCCGTTCTAGATAAAATCAAATCAGATTTAAAAAACTTAAAGTTTTCTTCTAAATATTCAAAGAATTGATCTAATATATCATTAAAAATTTTAATCTGTAAAATTTTACTCATTAATTTCACTTTAACTTAATTACAAATTTTTTTTTTCAACTATAAACGTATTGTTTATTCATTTTTTATTTCGCGTTTCACATGAAAAATAAAAATAAAAAACAAATTTAAATTAATCTTATGCAAGAACATATACCTTCGCCTATTTTAAAATACCCACTAGATAAAAAAAAAAAATATTTAGAAGACATTCGACACGAAATCAAAAAAAAAAGACTTGTTTTTGATGAAAATAAAGAAAAATTTGGACTAACAGATTTTTATCAACTTATGAAAGTAAAAAATACATCTGAAGTAAAAGGATATCCATTTAGAGGTTCAAAGGATAAATTTGAAAAATCACGTGGAATTCGATACGGATTAAAAATTGTTCCTATTGAAACTAAATATGAGAAATTAGAACATCCTTCTCATTTAGAGTATATTATTTTAAAAGAATTAACAGACAACATCGTAAATCAAAATATTTCACCTCATATTACTCATTATCTAGGAATTCAAAAATTAAGTAATAAATGTAGAGCATTAAAAGCACTTAATTTGAAACGTCTTGAAGTTGAAGATAAAATTCGTACGCATTCAATAATGTTAATATCAGAATTTGTTGAAGGAGGAAGTTTGGATAATTGGATTTTTGAAACGTATGAGAATGATGGAGAAATTTCAAATGAACAATGGAAAATTCTTGTATTTCAACTTATTTACACAATAGCAATTATTCAAAAGTATTATAAAATGATGCACAATGATTTCCATTATGGTAATATTTTAATAGATAATACAATCGAAAAGGGTGGGTATATTGTATATGAGATAAATGGAAAAACATTTTATATTAAAAACACTGGTATTATTCCTAAAATTTGGGATTTTGAATTTTGCATGACATATTCTGATAAAATTCCTGATAATTATCCAAATAAATTTATTGTAGGTAAATATGAATACGATAGAAAAACACATGTAACATTAAATGCTATCAAGGAATCCGATGATGACAGTGATGATTTCAATGTACCATTTAATTATAATGAAGTATATGATTTACATTATTTCTTGACATCATTATTGGATTTATATATTTCACAAGAATTATTTGATTGGATTTTAGAAATTTATCCAAATGAAGTTGTACCAGAAGATGATACTGATAGTAGCAAAAGTACTTATACTAGCGAACACAGTTCTTTATCAGATACTAATACTAATACTAATACTAATAGCAGTGATATCAGTGAAAGCAGTGAAAGCAATGATATCAGTGAAAGCAGTGAAAGCAATGATATCAGTGGTATCAGTGAAAGTAGTGATAACAGTGAAAGCAGTGATAGCAGTGAAAGCAGTAAAGACAGTGATAACAGTGATGATGAAACATATCTTAAAAATGGAAGATTAATAAATGGTGTAGAGGAAAAATTTAAATTGTTAACACCTATACAAATTTTAGAAAATCCATTTTTTGAACAATTTTTACAAAAACCTGATGATTTTGATGAAAATAAAGCAATTTATTTCAAGGCTGGATTTTAATATATTTTATGTACGTCAATTATATATTTTTTTATTTATAATTAAAGTTATAAAAAAATGTCAATGTCTACAAAGATTGAAGATTTGCCGGGTTCTTCTCCATCTATACAACAACCCTTACAACAACAACCTTTACAACAACCTAATATATCACAGCAACAATTCGCACAATCTGTTCAACAATTGTCAAATTCTCCTGTACAAATAGATGTTAAAAAAAAAGTAAAATTCAAGGATGAAGATGAAGTTTTTGAAATTGATTCAAATGAACCTCCTAAAAAGACTAGTTTCTTTCAGAAAATTAAAGCGGAATTCAATGAAGAAAATATTTTGTTGTTAATATTTTTATATATTGCATCTACATCTTATCTTGATGGTTATATAACATTAATGCCAGTTGTAGGTCCTTATACGATGGTGCCTGGTTTATTTACTGTTATTAAATCAGTTATATTATTATTAATGTTTATTATTTCAAAAATATTTTTATTACCATATTTTCAATTATAATTAAATGAATTTTTATTTAAAACCAAATTATAATTGTAATATAAGATATACAATATGCAAAATCATTTGGAAAATTTTACTAAAATTTACGAAAAAGAAATTGTATTGCACAAAATTATAAATGACAATGATATAAGATTAATATATGGTGATTATAGAAAATTGATGATTATAGATGTAAAAGATATACCTAACGAAATAAGAAGAAACATATATGCTGGTAATATAAAAACATATGCTCATACAGAGCATTTTGATAATATTGTTAAATTTTATTATCCTTATAATGAATATATTGTTTATCCATATTTAGATTATAAAACTAAAGATGAAATGGCACAAGAGCATATTTACTATATTAAAAGGTATAATCAATTTTTAAACTTGCCAGACTTATCAAAAGTTATACTTGTAGCAAAATTAGAAAAGGTTGAAGATAAGTATTACGTTATATATTATTTTAATACAATCTATATGAATGCTATTCTTACAAATAATAGAACATTAAGTAAAAATTTGTTTATTAGCATTTTGACATCTCAAAAAAAAGAAAATGTATTAAAAAAAAGTGCTATTGAATTATCAGATATTCAAAATGATACTACTATTAATATTGATATAAATAACAAAGATTTAAATAATTTATCTTTATTAAAGGAAGGTATAACTTTATTTAATTATCAAAAAACAGATGTTACATGGATGAATACAATTGAAAAAAATGTTATAAATAATGAAAACGCGATTGATTTTAATTATTCACATATGTTTCCAATTTTAAATGGTGATTATATGTTATATAATAATAATATTTTACCAAAATCATTAATTAACAAAGATTGTTATGATGGAAATTTTAAATTCAAATATTATGGTGGAAATTTAATATCAGATGTAGGTTTAGGTAAAACTTTGATTGCATTATATCATATATTATCAAATGATATTGAAAAAAGAAATTATATAAATCATTTTGTTGATTTTGAAGTATGTTGTAATTATTTTTTTAAACGCGGACCTAGAAAGGGTCGTTATTGTTCTAAAGAGCCAGATAGAGATAGTTTATATTGTAAAGAACATAAAAATACATTGTTTGTAGATAAACGTGTTTTAAAATACGAAAATTTAAATGATTTTAATATTAATGATTTTAAAACGGATGGATTTATTAAAACAAATGCAACTCTTGTTATTTGTCCAAATCAATTATGTGATCAATGGGTAAATGAGTATTATGATAAATTTAAAAATAATCATAGAATTATTCATATAGTGACATATGATCAATGGATTAATTTAACATTGGGTGATTTTTTATTTGCTGATATTGTATTTGTATCTTATAATTTCTTATTAAATTCTAATTATGTTAAATATGTAAAACAAAAAAATTGTATAGAATATGTAGATAAATATTTCAAACCACTTGAATATACAAAAGATGTTTCATATGAAACATCGATTGAAAATTTATTGAATTCAAAAATATTTAATATTTTACATTTATATCAGTGGAGACGTGTATTTTTAGATGAAGCTCATGAAATTGAAAATAAAGCAAAATCAAATGTATTAAAACAAGATATATTAAATTTTAAAAGTATATATAAATGGAATATTACGGGTACGCCTTTTACAAATGGTATAAATAGTTTTATAAAATTATTATCTTATAATACAACACATAGTGCACGTTATGGAAGTGTTGATGATACTAGTGATGAAAATTATTTTTATATAAATTCATTAGGATTTGATAATAATATTATTAATAAATGCAAATTTTTATTTAGAAAAAATACAAAAGAATCTGTTAAAATTGAATACGAAGGAAATATTATAAAAGAGTATATGAAAAAATTGATATTCACTACTCAAGAAAAGGCTATATATGATAGTTATGTAAATGGTAGTAATCAAAAATATTATGATTTTTTAATTAAATTGTGTTGTCATTCTGAATTATATGATAGTACAAAAAGTTTAATAAAAAATTGTAAAACGTTTGAAGAAATACAAAAAGTATTATTAGATTATAATAAAAAACGATTAGATACAGAAAAAATGGAAATACTTCAAACTGAACGTGATATTTATAATTTAGAAGAACAAATGGTTACATTAGAAGAACGAGGTTATTTTGATACGGAACGTTATGATCTATGGATGGTTTCAACTAGAACTAATATTGCAAGTAAAAAACGTCATTTAACAAGTGTAAAGAAAAACGCGGAAATTATTGAAAGGACATATAATTATTTAAAGGCGGCAATAGAGTCATTACATAATGAAGAGACGACTTGTCCCATTTGTTTAGATAATATTGAAAAGGGACAAGTTACTATTACAAAATGTGGACATAAATTTTGTTGGGATTGTATATTTGAGACACATAAATCAAAAAATCATGATAATTTCAAATGCCCATCTTGTAATACAATGTTGACAACAAATGAAATTTATTTAATAAATGAAAAAAACAATGAATTAGATGAATTAGAAGGTTTAATACATTCAATTAAATCAACTAAAATTGGAAATATTATACACTTTTTAAAAAATGATACAAAAGATACAGATAAAATTATTTTATTTTCACAATGGGATGAATTATTGCATAAAGTAGGTGATATTTTATCAGAATACAAGTTCAAGATAGTTTATTGTCAAGGATCTGTCTTTCAAAGAAAACGAGCAATCAGTTCGTTTCAAAAAGATCCGTCTATACGTATTATAATGTTATCTTCAAGAAATGCTGCAAGTGGTATTAATTTAACAATTGCAAACAAGATTATTTTATTAGAGCCTGTATATGGATCTTTTGAATATAGAAAAAATATAGAAGAACAAGCAATAGGACGTGCAGATAGAATAGGTCAAAAATCACCTATTGATGTATATAGATTTATTATAAAAGATACAATAGAAGAAGATATTATTAATAATAGTGAAAATATTAATATAAAAAGTTTAACAATATAAGTTATTTATATATTTATATTTTATATTACAAAATATAAATGAATGGACCATTTTATTAATTTTATTTTTACAAATCACGTTAATAATAACGATGATACATTTGATGATACATTTATGTATATTTTTTCAAGTACTACACATCCTTATGTAACTCAAAAATTAAATAAACGTATTTTGATGACTAAATTAAATATACCAAAATATTATAAATGTAAAAAGAAAAAAACGTGTATTATTTGTTTAGAAAATATAAAAAAAAAAGAGTTTGTAAGAAAACTAAATTGTAATCATGAATTCCACAAAAAATGTATAGACCATTGGTTATATACATTATATTATGAAGATAAAATAATCACTTGTCCCTTATGTAGAAAACTAGTTTGTTTTAAAGATATTACTGACGTGGTCTAAAAATAACGCCTCTAAATCCATTCATCTTTTTATCATTTACTATATTTTTGGTTATATATTGAAATGTTTTATTACGTAAACGTTGTATAATATAATAAATACTGAATACTCCACATTCCGTATTTTCTTTTTGGTGGACAAGTTTATTTTGTTTATAAGTATATACAATATCATTCTTTTTAAAAAAAAGATGTACATTTTTAATAAATTCTTTAATATTTTCATTAGGTGGATCACCAGTTGAATCAAAATATTCTAATGTTTTAGAATTATAATCTAGAAAAAAAGCAACCCAGTGACTTCCTTTTTCATCATGATTATCCAGATTAAAAATTACACCTATTTTTTTATAATCTAATAACTGATTGTAATCAAACTCTTTTACTTTATAAAAATCAGACGGAAGTGCACCAAGAAATTTAAAATTTTTATCATATTCTTGATATTGTTGCATAACTTGATTAATATCCATTGTACTTAACCAACTATACTGAGTTTTAGTCATTTTTGGTTTAAATGTGAAAAGTCTAATTTTTTCTCTTAAATTTTTATCTGGTATTGCTTTTATAAATTCTAAATCCACCCAACAATATTCATATTTACAAATAGGTTTTAAACGTGTATATATAGACCACCATAATTGTTTTCTATTCTTATTTTCATAATCAATATATTTCCGCGCTACACATTTATTATTTTCATTAGAACAAACCTTGTTTTTCTTAATAAATAAATTAAAAGCTTTTGCAATTTCTATAAGCTCATCTAATGAAAAACATGTATAATGAGTTTTTATATCTATATTAGGAGAACACACTTCCATTATATATTATAATATAATAAAAAATGATTTAAAAATATATTATATTAAATATTAAATGTCAAAAATTGCATTAATCACTGGTATCGGAGGGCAAGATGGTTCTACTATGGCCGAATTATTATTAGAACTGGGTTACACTGTTCATGGAATTATTCGTCGTGCATCTAATTTCAATACACAGAGAATCGAACATATTTTTGACAAAATTAAATTACATTATGGTGATTTAACTGATGCTGGAAATATTTTTTCTATTATTAATAGAGTCCAACCTGATGAGATTTACAACTTTGCTGCTCAAAGTCATGTTAAAGTTTCTTGTGAATTGGAAAATTATACATTTCAGGTTAATACATTAGGATTATTAAATATTTTACAAGCTGTAAAACAATTAGGTTTAGATCAAAAAACAAAAGTTTACCAAGCTAATACAAGTGAACAATATGGTAATGTAACTGATGGTACAACCCTATTAACTGAAAAAAGTCCTATGTTACCTGTAAGTCCATATGGTATTAGTAAGTTAGCATCTTATCATTTAGCAAATTACTATAGGGATGCTTTTGGTATGTTTGTTGTATCTAGTGTACTTTTAAACCACGAAGGAGAAAGAAGAGGACATACTTTTGTTACGCAAAAAATTGCACAACATGTAGGTAAATATTATAAAAACAGTGGTCAAGTTAGAACATTAAAATTGGGTAATTTAAATGCAAAGCGTGATTGGGGATATGCAAGAGATTATATGTATGGTGTTTATTTGATGATGCAACATAATAAACCAGATAACTATTTGTTGGCTACAGGAGAAGAACATAGTGTACGAGAATTTGTTGAATTAGCATTTAATGAAATTGGTATTACTATCAAATGGAAAGGCGAAGGTGAATCTGAAATTGGATATAATAGTGAAACTGGTCAAACATTAGTTGAAGTAGATCCGTGTTATTATAGACCTATTGATATTGAACATTTGATTGGAGATTATTCCAAGGCCAAACAAGTTTTAAATTGGGAACCAAAAACAACATTTAAACAATTGGTAACATTGATGGTTAAAGCAGCTTGTACATAATTAAATTATAAAGTTACGTTAAAAATATTAAAATATGCTCATGTCATTATATATATAAGATATATAATGAGATGTATCATTTGTAATAATACTATTCGTATGTTGCATACTTTTTATGATTATTGTCCCGATTGTTTTCATATACAAAAAAAAAATAGTGGTGAAATGGAACCATCTTTGAAATACCATTGTAAATTTTATAAAGAAAATAATACAAATAACATTATACGTTTATTAGAAATAAATAAATATGATAATTATTCACATTTTATCAAATATTTCAAACCAAAAAATTATGATTGTTATTTAGAAGAAATCAATTTAGATATAAATATAACAAATTACAAATATGATATTATTTATATAAATGACATTTTTTCTTTTATTTATACTCCTCATAATATTCTGCAACATATTAAAACATTAACAAGCGAACAAGGTAAAATATTTATAACAACAAATTTACCAAACTTTATTACTAATCTAGATTCTATCGATGTATCAAATAGACTTAATACCAAGTCTATATTTAATACAAACTCAATGAAATGTTTATGCACTATTAATAATTTACATCTAAATAATGCTTTATATTTACCTCAATTTGGAAAAACTTGTTTGTTTGAAATATCATTATATCCTATAAATGTAAATATAATGAACGTATATGACGTATTGTATAACGAAATTTTAAATAATATTTATTCTGATAGTACTTATACACAATTTCTAAACCTACATTTTTTATAGTTATTTTCTAATCGTATCGTAATGTTGTTTAAAAAATAATACCGTTTCATTAATTCCTTCTTCTAATTTTGTAAATTCAAAATCATCTATATATTTTTTTAATTCATTATTATTCGTCGTCTTTTTAATCTGCCCATCAGAATAAGATGTATCATAAACAATGTCATTTGTAAAATCAAATGATTTAGAAATATATTGTACAACTTGTTTAATCGATACTTCGTGATCTTCAGGCGGACTTACAATACATGAAATTTCTGATTGTTCATACTCATTTTGTATAAAATGAAGAATAACTTTTGATAAATCATCCACATATAAAAATTGTCTAATAGCATTACCACTTCCATAAACGCGTAGACACGTATTATTTTGAATAGCATTATAAGTTTTATGAACAAGTGCTGGAATAACATGTGATGCCACTAAATTATAATTATCATTTTCACCATACAAATTTGTAGGTGTCAAATTAATAACTCTAGTCACATTATCTTTATTTTGTGTTAATAATTGTGAAGTTAAATGCAATACTCTTTTAGAATACGCATAACCAATATTTGATTCATGCGGTAAACCGTTATGTAATTGATCACTTGTTAATGGATAAAGTACATTTTTGTCAGGAAAAATACATGTAGATAAAATATTAATCAATTTTGAAACTTTATGTCTATTACACGCATCTACTATATTCGTATTAATCCTAATATTATCAATTAAATATTGATAATTTTTATTCATATTTTCATACACTCCACCTACACAACTTGCTAAATGAACAACAACATCAGGTTTATACACACCAAAACACTGCATCACATCACTTAAATTTCTTAAATCACAATCTTTCCTACTTATATATATATACTCATAATCACAATTATCTTCTTGTAAAACAATTTTTTGAAAACTTTTACCTACAAGACCAAACGCACCAGTTACTAAAACCCTTGTCATTTTTATAATAATAAAAACTTGTTTTTAAATATAGTTTTTATTCATCTAATTCTATAAACTCAATTGATATTAAACAATCCTTTTTATTACATTTTTTGATATCATCTATTTTATTTTTGTATAATTCTAATGTTTTTTTAAAATAAGAATAAAAAGAAAAACTTGGATTAAAACAAGTCCCGTGTTTCTTCCATTCGTGTTCCCATAATCCTTGATTACTTCCATAACAACTTGGCCAATATTTATCTAAATCATCTCGTATACTTTTTAATTTATCTACATCAAATACTGTTTTATTACAAAACTCAGGATACCCACCCCTTTCAAAATCTATCCATAACCCATGAATTGTATAATTCGAATCGTGATTACACTTTTGCACTGCTAAAAAATATGAAAAATATGGAATAATAGACCTTAATAACATTTTATATTACTTATAAAATAGTTAAATGTTATTAACGTATTACTTTTAATTTATGACTTTTTAGTAATTGTTATACCATGAATACCAGTAGGCTCTCTATATTTAATAGTAAATTTATATAACCCATTATTTAACTGCATTGGTTGATTCCATACCTTTTCCTCAATCGCACTTGTACTAGTATCTAAGTTGAAATCAGCATCGCCTAAATTAATACTAGGACCAGTTAAACTTATAAGAACACTGTCAGTGCTATATCCGGGTGAAAAAGTATGTAATTTAATTTCATATTTACCTGATGTACTTACATTAATAGTATATTCTATCTTTGAATCTGGTTTTAAAATATAAATATCCTTATCATTAAAAGCAGCATTATTAATCTTTTTTAATTGAGCTATAGCATTCAAATTTTTAGCAGTCTCCGTACTATATGTACCAGATATTTTACCAAATCTTGCAGCTGGATTATCAGTTCTGTTAATATCAGTATACTCACCTAATATTCTTGCTTTTGTTACATCAGCGAATACTTTGCTAGTAGAGCCGCTAGTAGTAGGTGCATTAATAGATGGAGTAAATGGTGCTAGCGTTGTTGTTGGCGCACGTGTCGTTGTTGGTGCACGTGTCGTAGTTGGTGCACGTGTTGTAGTTGGTGCACGTGTCGTAGTTGGTGCACGTGTCGTAGTTGGTGCACGTGTTGTAGTTGGTGCACGTGTCGTCGTTGGTGCACGTGTCGTTGTTGGTGCACGTGTCGTTGTTGGTGCAAGTGTCGTTGTTGGTGCACGTGTCGTTGTTGGTGCACGTGTCGTTGTTGGTGCAAGTGTCGTCGTCGGTGCACGTGTCGTTGTTGGTGCACGTGTTGTAGTTGGTGCACGTGTTGTAGTTGGTGCACGTGTCGTTGTTGGTGCACGTGTCGTTGTTGGTGCACGTGTTGTAGTTGGTGCACGTGTCGTTGTTGGTGCACGTGTCGTCGTCGGTGCACGTGTCGTTGTTGGTACACGTGTCGTAGTTGGTGCACGTGTCGTTGTTGGTGCAAGTGTCGTCGTCGGTGCACGTGTCGTTGTCGGTGCACGTGTCGTCGTCGGTGCACGTGTCGTTGTCGGTGCACTTGTCGTTGTTGGTGCACTTGTCGTCGTCGGTGCACTTGTCGTCCTTGTTGGTATATTAATTAATACACCTCCTACACTTGACCATATAATAGTGGCACCATTATCTTTTATTAAAAGTTCTCCGTCATCTGACAATTCTAATTTATAAGGACCATTTAATAGAGAAGAAGGAATGTTTATATTTGTACTCCATACACGAGCATTTAAACTATTGTATACTACTAATTCACCATCATCTTGTATAGCATATCTATAAGGAGGTGAAGAAGGTGTAGTGGTTTCAGAACTATCATGTTGCCAAATATAAGCTGACGTTATGTTGTCTACGACAGATAATTTATCTTCAAATATTGCCAAAGTATAATATTCATTTGAAGAAATTAAATCAGGACATGACTTTACATTTGTTATAGCATCGTTTTTATTTATTTGATAACATGTATTATTAGCTGTTGTCGTCGATGCAAACGTTGTTGTAAATGGTGTTGTCGTTTGTGCAAACGTTGTCGTAAATGGTGTTGTCGTTTGTGCAAACGTTGTCGTCAATGGAGTTGTTGTAAATGGTGTTGTCGTCGGTGCAAACGTTGTTGTAAATGGAGTTGTTGTAAATGGTGTTGTCGTCGGTGCAAACGTTGTTGTAAATGGAGTTGTTGTAAATGGTGTTGTCGTCGGTGCAAACGTTGTTGTAAATGAAGCGGGTGCGGGTGCGGGTGCGGGTGCGAATGTTGTTGTAAATGGTGTTGTCGTCGGTGCAAACGTTGTTGTAAATGAAGCGGGTGCGGGTGCAGGTGCTGGTGCAGGTGCTGGAGCAGGTGCAGGTGCAGGTGCAGGTGCAGGTGCAGGTGCAGGTGCAGGTGCAGGTGCAGGTGCAGGTGCAGGTGCTGGTGCAGTAGTTTTAGTTTTAGTTGTAGTTGTAGTTGTACTTTCTATGGGTGTCGATGATGGTATCATGGAATATATAGAGAGGATACACATACACAATGCAAAAATACCTATTCCTATATAAGTAATATTACTATTCATTTATATATTTTATAATACATAAAAAAATTACATAAATAAACTGGAATAAAATATATTTTATAATACATTGGACTCATAGGTGTAATTATATATAATTATAAAAAATTATAAAAATTACCCATATATTTTTTGAAGATCTAGTTTAGATATATATTTATTACCTATCATAGTATTTAAATTTAAAAGATGTTTATATTTTATAATAAATTTATAACTTAATGGTTGATATTTACTAACTATATTTATATATTCTTTTATATCATCATTATCACAAGTGTCTAATATATAATTTAAAATATCTTTTGGTACTTTTTGGGTATGTATAATAACATGTTTATCTAAAAATTTAATAAATGTTCGAATAAAAAAAGGTGATAATTTGGAGTACCAAGATATATTAATCCATGAAAGAGAGTCAAAATGTTCTATATATTTAAGTAGTATATATTCATGTAATCCAGTTTTTGTTAATTCTGACCAAATTATTTTATGTTTATATTTATCAATTAAATCTAGTGACAAATGTTTATTAGTAGAAAAACAATTCCAATCAATTTCATTATAATAATTTGATATAAAAGATTCGTTTATATTTTTTTGAAATTTCCATAACATTTTCCAGTCTGAAGTATGTAAGTTATTTGTAGCAACCAATTTATCAAGTAAATCTTCTGGTAAGATTTGATGAAATAAAAGACTTCTCCAATTGACTAAATTGAAAAATTTTCGAATAATATGTTCTGATAAACGTCTATAAGAAAATAATAAATTTATATACTCAGATGATAAAATATTTTCAATAACACAATCGGGTATATGTATACCATAAAATATAATAGAATTCCAATCAATACAATAATGATAGTTTAAATATGTAAATTGATTCATAGGGACATTATATCCGATAGATTTCAAACCATCTACTATTTTCCATTTATTGTATTGGATATATTCATAAAATGTTTTATTAACCATGCACATTGTACTAAGTGTTTTAAGGTCTATATATTTAAAAATGGTGTACCATATATCGAATGGTAATGAAACGCGTGATTCATACATATATATAAATAATATATATTTATATTTTAAGTTAAACTTATTTATTTACATTTTCTTTTACATTTCCTTTTACATTTTCTTTTACATTTTCTTTTACATTTCCTTTTACATTTCTTTTTACAATGTTTCTTACAACATTTCTTACAACGTTTCTTACATTTGCATTTTTTGTGTTTACGATGACGACAATGTTTTTTACGATGATGACAATATTTTTTATGATAGCGATGATGATGTTTTTTTTTAGATTTAGACTTAAATGGTTTGCATATAGCATTATTAACTAAATGTATTTCAGGTTTACTTATACACATCTTAATTTTGGGTAATAATTCCAAAGTGATGGGTATAATAGATGGTATACATTTTTTTACGTGACATTCATCTTTTTTATTTATCATATATATTTTTTATATTTATAATAAATTTAAAAAATGTGTATAATATACGAAATGTGCGATTTATGTTTTATTTTTCTTTTTGCAGGGTTTGCAAATACAAACTGCCTTATTTTTTAAATGAACGAGAGGTTTATCTACGCACAATTTTATTTTAGGTACTATTTCAAGTGTCATAGGTACAAAATGAGGAACACATTCTTCTGGTTCACATTCACTCTCAGTATCTGAATGAGTAGTAGTATCATCATCTGTAGGAGGATCTACTGGAGGTGGATCTACAGGTGGATCTACAGGTGGATCTACAGGTTTAGGAGGTTGAACTGGCAGAGTATTCATAATAACGTTTCTTTGTTATATATAATACAAATAAAAAAAATTTTTGTAAAAGTGTAAAAAATATAAAAAATGAATATAATGTATATAATGTATTAAAGATATACAAGTCAAGAATATACAAGTCAAGAATATATGAGTCAGGAATATACGAGTCAGGAATATATGAGTCAAGAGTGTGAAAGAAACAAAGTAAAACTGTTTTTTAGGAATAAGAGAAGAGGGTGGGTGAATAGATTATTACATAAATATAACTTTTTGTTTACAGATAATTGTTTAAAGGTATAAATCATGTTAAATTAAGTTTACTTGTAGTTTATTTTTTATATTAAATATTAAATATGCATTATTATATAAGAAAGGGTATAGCTCTAAAAAAATTAGAAAAAGAAAAAATTTTATGCAATCGTTCAATAACGCAATATTTCATAGCTGAAGATTATGTCAATTTTTTAAATATCATCAAAAATAGTGAAACAAAGGATTTTTACGAGTATATTCCAAAGGATAAAGCTGTGTGTTTCTTTTTTGATATAGAAATATATAAAAATACATCAGTATATTTTGATGAATATAATGTTTTATTAGAAAAATGTTATAATTCAGTAGCGAATATAATTGGTGATACGTACAAAGTAAGAAAAATAGTATTAGAGTCGCATTCAGAGACAAAAAGATCTTTTCATATTATTTTGCGTATAAGGGATAATAATGACACTGAGTTATTATTCAAAGATGTAAATGATTTAAAAAATATATATAAATTATGTGAATTAGACATATTTAAAGACGATAAAAATAGAAATTTAATAGATCCGAGTGTATATAGGGAAGGGTTATTTAGGACATTATATAGTTCTAAAAATGGAGAGAATAGACCGTTAGTCAAATCTGTATATAGTGATGAATTTGAAGATATAGAAACGTTTGTATGTTATAAAAAAGATGATACGAAAATTTTTAATACAAAAGAAATGATCAATGTGCAGAATAATAACAGTGGTGAAGTGATAATTGTAAAGCCGGAAGAGATAGTTGTAAATGTTCCGGAAGAATTAAATAACAGTGATAAAAAGACGATAGAAAAGTTTGTTCAAAAGGATTTTCATCATTATCCAAACAAAGTAAGAGATATATTTATAGATAAGGATCATAATTGTATTATAGTAGCATTAAATGAGAAGTATTGTCCGTTTATAAATAGAGAGCATAATAGTAATAATCAGTATATTGTGATTGATACGATGAGTGCAAAGCAAAAATGTCATGATACAGAATGTAATAACAATAAATACAATGAATTGAAATTGGAAAATTATCCAAAAGAGATGAATGAAATTATAAAGAAATGTTTACGTATAAATCAGCAAGAATTAGACTTGATTAATCATACACTTATAGAATGTAAGAATTATATAAATGAAAATTTTGATAAAAATGTAAAGGATGTTTCATTTGACAGAAATGCTATGATTTTTAGGGGGAATGTGTCAGATAAAAGTTTAATAGGTGTATTAAAAGGTACATGTCCAGAATGTAATGTTGAGCATCAAATAAGTGATAATGGTTATTGTTTAAAATGCAAGGTATGTAGTAGTATTTTTCCAAAGAATCAATTAATTCCTGTTGATGAAAGATATAAAAATTTAAATAATTTTTGGATGAATTATAATCAATTAGTAAATAATGGGACGATAAACAATATAATCAATATTTACAATGGTTCAGATTTTGAATTTTCGTGTGATATAAAATTAGATAATGCGATATTTAATAAAAAGGAGGTGACATATATCGTGAATCAAATTTTAGATGGTCACAAGATAACAATGATATCAAAATTGTTATTTACAATTAACAAGAATTTTGTATATTCTTGTAATAACTGGTATTATTTTACAGGTTCAATTTGGAAATCAGACGGTGATAACATAGAAATGAAAAAGGAAATCATGGATTTATCTAAATTATTTTCTAGAATCAAAACATATTATGAAAGCAAACAAGTGACTGATGCAATAATATCATTAAATAAAAATATAAAAAGTTTAATAAATAAGTTTCACAAGCCTAGTTTTCAGGATGATATTATAAAGGGTGCCAAGATTTACAATAATGATGAAAAGTTTATAAAAAATTTAAATAGTAAAAAGCATTTAGTTCCATTTTTAAATGGTGTTTATGATTTATTAGATAAAAAATATAGAAAGACAAAAAAGGACGATTTTGTAAATTTGACAATGAATTATGATTACAATGCAAATACACATAATAGGGAGGTATATACATTTTTAGAACAGGTATTACCAAACAAGGGAATAAGAGATTATGTATTAAAAAAAATGAGTGAATGTTTAAATGGGGATATACCAAACACGTATTTCTTAATGTTTATAGGAGATACGGGCGCAAATGGTAAAAGTCAGTTATTAAATTTAATGAAGTTAGCGATGGGTGATTTTGGAGAAAAGGTAGAAGTGACATTATTAACAAGAAAGAGGAATAATGCAAACGAAGCAAATTCAGAAAAAATAAAATTATTAAACAAGAGATTTGCATTTTTAAGTGAACCAGAAGATGGAGAAAAAATCAATATTGGTTTATTGAAAGAATTGACAGGAAGTGAAGAAATAGTGGCAAGAGGGTTGTATCAAGATGCTGTAAGTTTTGTAATGGAAGCAAAATTGTTTTTAGCTTGTAATGAATTACCAGAAATCAAAGGAGAAGATACTGCATTATGGAGACGTATTAGAGTTATAGATTTTCCTTCACGTTTTTTGGATGATCCAAAAGAAGAAAATGAGTACAAGATAGATCGTACGTTGCCATCAAGAATGAGAGAAGATATATCTTGGAGGCAGACATTTGTAAACATATTGATTGAATATTATAATAAACACGTTCCTGAGCCAGTTGAAGTTCAAATTAAAACGAATGAATACCGTCAAGAAAATAATAATTTTTACAATTGGTTAGAAGAGAACATTAAATATGAAAGGAATAATATTTTAAAATTGAAAGATATTGTTGAATTATATGTTGGAAAGTCTGTAGGTGGTAGAGGTGTAAACCCGCTTAAGAAGGAAATTGAAAAGTATATTAAAGAAAAATTCAAGGACATAAATTACAAATATCAAAATACTACATTTGAAGGAAAGACATATAGAGGTTGGTTACATATTGGATTCAACGAAAATGAAATGGAAGTGTAATTCTTATATTTTTATTATTTTAATATTATCAAAATAAAAATATAATTTCTATTTTATTAATCAATCGTTTTTTACGTTTGTTATATTCATTATATTCATTATTTTTGTTTTTAAATTTAGAAAAAAAAATAATAAAAAATAACATGAAAAGCAAACAAACCATGGAATATGGTCAGCGCGGAAACGCGAGATAAAACTCGGTAAAACTCTCTAAATATGGTTAAAACTCGCTAACGCGGGAAAAACAACCTTCTATCCTATATTTTTAAAATTGGGAAAAAGTTATAAAAAACACAAAAAAATAAAATATAGAAATAAGGTTAGTTTTTCGCGCGTTACCGCGCAAAACCATATTTAGAGAGTTTTGCCGAGTTTATCTCGCGTTCGCGCGTTACGACCTAAAAAATGGTACTATCATTAAAATTTATAATAAATTGACAATATAGTTTT